TCCGAGCAGAAGATCAGCTCTGGGGGCGTGGCACGGCGAAGCACGTGGGGACACCGGGGCAGGCCCACTGGGACCTTTAGGCTCATATCGCGGTACACCACCGAAGTATTGCACCTGCGCCATCTCACTTACTACAGCCTGTTTTTCATAGGGAAGAACTGCTACAAAGAGGGATATACCCTGCTAAGCAACATATTTGAGGACTGCAACCGCCTGTCAGGTACAGCAGTGTCTTTCGACGACCTCGGGGATACTATAATGCCCCACCCATTATTCTGTTACGCACAGGGCCGAGCTGGCCAAAGCGATTACCTTACTTGGGGTGTGTTGTTCCACGGCAGCAACTACATGCCTACGACCCTCTTACGAGCATGGCACACCCCCTATCTTTTCCCGCCTTCAGCAATCCACCGGGTGGAAAGCATCCCCATCACGAGCACAACAGCAACACCACTCCAAGAGGATGGAGCAGCCACAATACTTAGTTCGATGTCAGCGCAGTCCCCCCGCCTCACTCCCGTCCCGTCTCATACTCGGAGCTAGCCTCAGTGCACAAATTAATGCGACCGTGCCCACCTGACATTGGCCAGTTGGTGTGGACAGCGACTAGGCAATTCCCAGAGCATGCGGTAAGGTAAGGGCACACTAACAAGGCTTACACGTACCAGTGGACTAGGACGAGTGCCTACCAGAGCCTCAGGTCGAACCCAAGGTTGTTGGCCTCTCGAACTAGCAACCCACCGCTCTCCGTGGTACCATCCCTCCCTAGGGGGCAGGTAGCCACAGCCACGCAGTATCTTGCAGGTTACCCCCGGCTTCTAACCGAGTTTACAGGTAATCACTCGCCTTAGTACAAACTAAGCGTTAATGTTGTTGCTATTTCATAGCTCGATCAAGTTCAGCCCCGGACTCTGGGCCACAACGCTTGCTGCCCGGGTTTTTGACATGACCGCTTTCAAGCTTTACCATGTTTCACACTCAACTTAGTGCCTGTTACAGTCACCAACCACCCGCCAATACTGCAACCCATCACCCCGAAGGGATCAAACGCAGGCTATATTACGGTCCCACTAGGTCCACAGCGTTAAACTGAGGTTGTTATCATTGAGTATACCAATAGATTTACTACAAGCAGAATACAATCCGTCCACTATTCGCTTCTATTGGCGCGCTACACACAGCTCCACCGGTACTTCGAATTAGATCAACAAAAGTTCGACTGAGATGGGCGACCTTACCCAGCAGTGGAGCCGCTGGGCAGATCGATTATGCCACCTCGTCTGCCAGGAAGTAACCGCTCCCAGTTGAAAAGCTCTGGGTCCACATGCCCTGTTTGGACATTAAACCAAGAACCATCACACAACGGAACGGCATCCTCCCCAACATCTGTCAGCTCTCTAGGCGGTTCAATCCCACGCATGGAATCATAATAAGCTTCGAGACGCAATTGTTGATCTATCGGTAATCCCCACGTTCTTTCGAAAAAGGTCCTCGTAACCAACGAAACAGGAACAGCAGAACACTCTTTTGTCTGCCAACTCCCATACTCATGATAATGGCGATACCCCAGTCCCGACCGGTGGTCGAAACCTTTGCTCGCTACATGAGAAGTGCCGCGTAATATAGCGTGGGCGAACGATTGTAAAATCGGAACACCCTGATACATGGTAGACAAACTCTCACCCACTGCACGCATCACAGTGGCCGCCTTGGTCGGTTGATCATAGTGGCGGTGAGATACCAAAGACTGCTTCAGAACATGCCTGTAATCCCGAACCATTACCCAACCAGAATCCTTACAACCTCCTGTCTCTCGGTTTGCACCTACAAACGAGGCAGTCGGAAGTTCAACATAGGTGGGTTTGGATCGGCAGAAAACAACATCCTGAAGCTCGGTAGCCCTGTTCTCAAGCTTTAACTCATGTCCAAATTTTAAAAACGCGGCTTCTATCGTCGAGTTCACCAATGGTTCGTCCCTTGCTTCTATAAATAATAGGCAGTCATCTCCATCGTCCAGGACATCGAACCGGATACCCAGTTCTCTGCCATAGCCGAGGATCATGCACAGCATCTGAAATACATTGCCCGATGCTGTATTGACATCCCCACTCATGCGGCAGCCTTCGCAGCAGTATTTAATACCACCACTAGTGCGACCACGGTTGCGAGTCTGCCAACCTAAGAGGCGTTGGAAGTTAGAATCATTGATGAGTCTAAGATAGGCAGCGTGCTCAACTCTACGGAGCATGTTGAGCGAAACATGAGCGTCAAACTTGGTACAGTCTAGCGAGTAGACCACACAGTCTTCGAAGTTTGTCATTTTAGACGCTATAGTACGAGCCCTCTCGTAGTTATTCATCCCTTTGGCAACGATCCGAGTATACTTAAAACCTCCAGAATATTTACTCCCCCCCCCCATCCATTTGAATGCGGTGAGATTATAAATAGCGTGCTCTATTGGCTT